CGAATTAATTTTAAACCAAAAACAACAACAAAATTTACACGGATTGCTTACCCCGAATGGAGGTGCTACTAATATTACTTTAGGCGGTGGCTTTGTGCTCGATGGGCATAAACTTCGCTTAGTTTTAGATCGTAGCGATGTCCGTAAAAACCGTATTTCCTAGTGAGTTATTATATCGACATAATCGACACAACTTCGCCTTTGGTGCAAATCATTCCTAAGAGTGCTTCGGCCAAAGGAATTATTTTAACCTGGAACGGCGGCGACACGAAATACGATCAAATAATTGTAGGTAGCAGCCTAGAATTCGACATGCTAGCTGCTAATGATGCCGATGCGGCTTTTATCGATTTCTTTACGGGTGACGAACACCGTTTCAAAACTCAAATAAAAAATAGTGCAGATGATTCTATTATTTGGCAGGGCTATATTTTACCTGATTTATATTCAGAGCCATACCAGGCAGTCAATTTCTTTGTTTCCTTCACGGCTACGGATGGCCTGGGTCGTCTCAAAGGAAAATACCTGCCTGAAGAATATTACGGCCGCGAAAAATCAGTGATTGACATATTTTGTCAAATATTACGATTGACAGGCTTAGAACTCGAATTGTATTTTGCTCCAGCAATAGAAAATTATACCGAAAAATTCTGGCATAAAATCTTTATCGATACCGAAAGTTTTAGCGATAATGGTAAAAAGCAGGATGCTTACAAGATTTTTGAAACGCTGTTAAGCGATACGCTTTGCGTTTGCTATCAAGCCGATAATCGCTGGTATATCGAAGGGCTTAATATGCGCCACCTTCGTAATGTAACCTATAAAAATTATGATGCTATAGGTAATTTATTAGGCACTGTTGTTTTAGATCGGATATTAAAAAATATTACACCGTTCGTTACTCCAAATATCACAATGATTCCGCCGTATAACGAAATCACTATTAATCATCAAAAAATAGCCGCCGAATTCCCTACTACAATAACTGCCGAGAAAAATGACGGTTGGGTGGTAAATACGGGTGTGGTTGGTATTGTAGATGCTAGTGCCTGGATGGCTAATGGCGATTATTATGCAAAATGTCCGGCACCAAATTATAATGTTTCGGTGTATAATCAATTCTATTTTGACAAAAATCCAAGTACGACCTGGACCCAAGACGACACGAAATTTATTTCATTACAGGAGAAGCTCTTTTTTGATGCGGGCAGTAAAGTAAAGTTCGAATTAGAATGCAGTATCATTCATCCTACAACCGGCACCGAGGGTTCAGTATCGACTTGGAATGATGTTTTTAAATATGAATTCGTTTATAATGACGAAGTGATATTTAGTAATTTTGGCGGAACCGTAGAGGATCGCGAAAAAGTGATTTTTAATACTTCAGGCGAAGCTAAAATAAGTATTGAACACATTCTTCCAGACGAAGGGATTTTAGATTTAAAAATCTACCGTCCTATCGGTAAAGTAAGTGACAACGGTGTTTTAGGAATAAAACTCGATAAAGTAAATGTAGTTATTATTGATTTTGTAAAGGAATTTACCGAGACTGATTTGATAAACGGTGATTTTACCATCGATAAAAAAATAGATCTTACTTATGGTGAAGATAAAAGCGGTTTTTCGGACGGCTTTAGATTGGCAAAATTAAAAGAAGAAACGGCATTTTATAACGAAATCGAAATTCCTATTATTTATCAGTTTGAATTTAATGGCAAACAATACACCCAAGTCCAACTGGATGGTGCAAAATTAATCAAAGAGAATAAATACCAGGTTTATTATTTAGGGAATACATTACGGATTTTAGATGTTATTTATAACTGGAACGGTGGCGGACAAATGCTTATTGAAACTGAATTTGCAACTGCAAGTACTGGAAGTATTTTTGTTAGGAAATATGCTGTAGATACAGTTTTGACCACAAGAGCGCACTGGACCAAATGGACGGATGCTTTTTATAAAATAGAAAACAGTTCTTATGTAAAAATTGTGTCGAATGTTATCCGTAGAATGTTTAATGTGGCGCACGAAAAGCTAGAGGTTACGGCAAAAAACGCGGTGAAATTTAACGACATCATTCAATTCAAATACCTTTTTATGAAGGACTTTGTGGTCTTGAATTGCACCTGGAACTTAGACGAAAATACCACTAATTTAGTTTTGGCACGGGCAAATTATAAGGATTCGTCAGGGACAAACCCAACGGATGAAAATATCCCTCCTATAGTGGTGGCTGGTGACGATATTTTTATTTCTGATACTGCTACTACAGCAAACCTCTTAGCTTCAGCTTATGATCCTGACGGAACCGTAGTTTCTCAAATTTGGACAAAAACAGTAGGCGCGTCTGGTGATGTTATTGCTACGCCAACGGCTTTGGGTACTGATTTATCTAATTTAACCGATGATTTCTATACCTATCAAATTGAAGTGACAGATAATGATGGTGACACGGCAACAGATGCTGTAAATGTGATTCGTTCTAAAAACTATACGGTGAGTTTAGTTGTCGTTAATGAAGTGATGAATGCAGAATCCCCACAAATTTTCAGACAGGATTATAAAGTAAATATAACTCCAGCTTTAACGCCAGGATTCATATTAAAATTCAAAGGGATATTTCATTTATATGCAGCAGCTGGCTCTCAAAATCCTTATGCGCATAGCGGTGCTCATGGTATTCAAAATGCAATAGCGGCTTATAATTTTCAAAGAAATGGAGTTTCAGTAGAATCAAAAACTATAGAATCAAAAAGTCGGGTAAAATCAGAATCTATAGATGTAGATTTTGAATCAACTATGATTTCTACCGATGAATTAATAATCAGTTTATTTACTGATTTGGGTTATAAAGAAATGAATTATGCAAGTTTAGGTTTTATAGCAAAATCACTGGCGAACTTCAAATTACAAACTGTGGCAGTTGCTGCGGGTGTGGGTACGGTAGCCGGATTACCACTAGAAAGAGAAGTAGTACTTGAAAATTATTAAAAATGGAGCAAGATATAAGACGGATAGGATTAGGTAATATTAAGTTTCCGGCAATAGATGTCCCTATTCCTGCGGAAGAGTTACCATTGACATTTGATAGTTTAGATATACGATTCGATTCTGAAACAAGAACTTTTGACGAAGAAATAATATGAGTAAGCAAGTAATAAATTTAGGATCAGGACCTAATACGCGTACTGGCACAGATGTTAGGACTGCTGGCCAAATGATAAATGATAACTTCGGTGAGGTTTATGGTATTATTGAAAGCATACAGTACTTATTAAGTACTCTCTTAGTTGACGATTTAACTACGGGTGGAACTGATAAAGCGCTTACGGCTGAACAAGGAAAAACTTGAAAGGATTAATTGACAACATCAACACCCTCCTAACCTCCGATAACGTGAATCTTGACAACGTGCAGGAGTTAGTCGATGCTATCGAAACGATACAGTTGTCGTTGAGTACTATCCTTGTGAATGACTTGACCACTGGCGGAACCACGAAAGCATTGACTGCCGAACAAGGAAAAACCTTGAAGGGCTTAGTCGATAGCCTATCAACTAATAAAGTCGATAAAGTAACAGGGTATTCACTTACTAAAAATGATTTTACAGATGTTTTAAAAGCCAAATTAGATTCTATTACTGAAATATTTACAACGGCTTTAAAAACTGCTTATGATGGGTCAGTTACTTGGATTTCAACAAATGGCACAACACTTTTAAATCATTTATCGAACACCTCTAATCCTCATAGTGTTACTAAAACACAAGTAGGACTTGGAAGTGTAGATAATACAGCAGATACGGCAAAACCAGTTAGCACAGCACAAGCAACTGCTATTGGATTAAAACAAGATGTTTTAACAGATGTTAATTTTGGAACTTTTGAAAACTCATTAACAGCAAAAGCAACACCAATAGATGCAGATTCTATTTCGATAATTGATTCTGCCGATTCAAACAAAGCTAAAAAAACAACTTTCACACAGTTGAAAGCGTTTTT